AGCCTCACTGGTACGTGGATCGCTTCCTTGAATTGGCCGCAAAGGTCGGGAAGGCCTGACATGCAATACACCGTCACGATTAACCAGGTGAAGGCGCTGGAGTGGGGGCTGAATTCTCAGCAGGCCTTGCTGTTCGTCTTCGTCTACGAGAGCCCGAGTTGGGCCAATCCAATCAAGACGGACACGGGGATCTACTTCGCGCTGAGCAAGAGCAAGATCGTCGAAGAACTGCCGCTGCTCACCGATAAACCGGACACCGCTTACCGCATGTTGAAGGTCCTCGAAGATGCAGGTTTGATTGAGTTGCGCGCTGAAGGGGTTCGCCTCACGGATAAAGGGCGCGAATGGAACCCGAACCGAATGGGGCACTTCACCATCCATCAGCCAGCCGTACAGGCTCCACGGCGCAGGTCAAAAAAATCGCCTATCCCTTCAGGTTTGCGCGCTCAGGTGTTTGCTCGCGATGGTCACGCCTGCCTGCGCTGTGGCTGTTCGGAACAACTTCGCCTGAGGGCCGATCACGTCATTCCCGAGAGAAAGGGTGGCGAGGCATCGATGGCAAATCTTCAAACCCTTTGCATGTCCTGTAATAGCTGGAAAGGCGTGCAGATGATTGATTTCCGCGCCTTCGCCGGAGGTGCAGCATGAGCATGGGCCTTATGGTCGCAGCGATGAAGCTTCGCGTCGGCAATCCATTGCGCAAGCTGGTGCTGATCAAGCTCGCAGACAACGCGAGCGATATCGGTGAATGCTGGCCGTCCTACCAGCACATCGCCGACCAGTGCGAGATCAGCAAGCGGTCTGTCATGAATCACATCACCGCCTTGTGTGAAGCTGGACTGTTGCGCAAGGAGATCCGGAAGGGTGGACCGAAGGGGAACTCGTCGAACGTTTACTTCCTGACGTTGGATGGTGGTGCACCTCCTGCACCAGGGGTGGCGCAGAAGATTCACCCGGGTAGTGCAGCGGGTTCACCACCTAGTGAATCTCCTGCACCAGGGGGTAGTGCAGCAGTTGCACCCAGAATCAGTCACTCTCTTGAACCAGTCATGGAACCGGTCATTGAACCAATTACGCCCCAGGCTTCCGCCAAGGTCGTGCCGGTTCAATCTCGCAGCTTGGTGCTGGTGGTTGATCGCACCGAAGCGCCACGGGTTGAAATCCCCGCTGACATGCCGGGACCCAAAGACCAGACCTGCAAGACATTCAAGACCTGGGCGAATTATGCCATGGCTTACCGCAAGCGCTATGGCGCGTGGCCGGTGTGGAACGCCAAGGTCGGTGGTCAGCTCGGGCAGCTTGTCAGCCGCCTTGGTGCTGATGTCGCCCACCACGTAGCCGCGCACTTCCTGAAGACCAGCGATGCCGCCGTGCTGCGCAAGTGCCACAGCCTCAACGAATTGCTGGCCAACGCCGAGAGTTACCACACCCAGTGGGTGACCGGTCAGCGCATCAACGGGACCACGGCTCGCCAGATGGAGCGTACCGAAGCGAACCTCTCCGCAGCAGAGCAGGCCGCGCAAATGGTCTTGGCTAAGCGCCAGGCGGGAGAGCGCAATGAATATCTCTGAAATGAACGACGCCCAGGTCGCTGGCTTGGCCTCCGCAATTATCGCCACGGCAGAGGCCATGGGGCAGGAAATGAATCCCGGCACCGCGGCGATCATGGCTGAGGATTTGTGCGCCTATCAGGTTCCGGTTGTCCGTGCCGCGCTGAAGGCTTGCCGGCTTGAAGTGAAAGGCCGGCTGTCGATGGCTGACATTCTGCAGCGCGTTCAGTCCTCCGACGGCCGCCCGGGTAAGGACGAAGCCTGGGCGATCGCCATGACCACGAACGACGAGTTCGAAACCGTGGTGCTGACCGACGAGATCCAGCTCGCCTTGGCTGCAGCGAAACCTGTCCTCGATGCTGGCGACAAGGTCGGTGCCCGTATGGCGTTCATCAGCGCTTACGAGCGGCTAATCGCCCAGGCCCGGGACGACGCGAAACCGGTGAACTGGCACGTCTCTGTGGGCTTCGACGCAAACCGGCGCACCGCAGCGATCACCAAGGCCGTACAGATGCAGCGCATCCCGCAAGAGCGCGGACGGTTGTATCTGGCGGACCTGAGCGTGGCACCGGTCACTGACGACGGCCGCGCCTTGGCGGGTTTGATCACTGGTGACGTGGTTCGGCCGACACCGGCGGTACGCGAAAAGCTCCAGGCGGTGAAGGCGTCGATGCTGGAAATGCGAGCGGCGACTGCCGAAAGGAAGGATGAAATGCGGATCGAAGCGGCCAATGAGCTTGCTGATCGCCGGGCTCTGCTGCTGAAACAGGTGGAAGATCTGGAATCGGGGAGAGCATCACATGGCTGAGCTCGCTCTTATCCGCACCGCCCAAGGCCTGGTGCCGGCCACCGAGGCCGACCGTGAAACCGTCCAGAAGTGGAAGGCTGGCCAGATCATTCACGGCAAGTTCACCCGCATGCGCAATGGCAAGTTTCACGGCAAGTTTTTCTCGATGCTCGATCTGGCGTGGGAATACTGGGAGCCAGTCGGTGGACTGATCCCGCGCCAGGAGATGCGCGGCATTCGAGGGCTGGCCAAGTTCTTCGAGGCGCAAAGCGGAAAACCGGGGCAGCTCTCGCACGCGGTTGCGGCTTACATCACCGGACTTGAGTTGGCACGCGCTGAGCGTTTCCCTGCAGTAGACAAGAGCCGCGAAGCCTTCCGTGAGTGGGTGACGATTGAGGCCGGCCATTTCCACCTGGTGCACACGCCTGAGGGAATCCGCAAAGAAGCCAAGTCGATCAGTTGGGCAAACATGGACGACACCGCGTTCGAGCCACTGTACCGCGACGTTTTCAACGCCTGCTGGCGGTTGGTGCTGTCCGCGCACTTTGAGAATGAAGCTGATGCGCTGTCCGCCGCCGATCAGTTGGGGAGTTATGCATGAGAGTTGCCCTCAAGGAAGCAAAGGCGAAGAAGTGCAAGAACCCGGCCTGCGGTGTGAGTTTCAAGCCGTCATTCTCCACGGCGCAAAAGGTGTGCAGCTCGACCTGCGGCCTGGCCATCAAGGACGTGAACCAGGAGAAGGCTCGCAAGTCACTGGCCCAGGTCGAGCGCAAAGAGATCAGGGCCCGTAAAGAGAAACTCAAGAGCCGGGCCGATCACATGCGGGAAACTCAGGTTGTATTCAACGAGTGGATTCGCCTGCGTGACACCGCGCTGCCATGCGTGAGCTGCGGCCGTCACCACCAGGGTCAGTACCACGCCGGCCACTACCGCACTGTGGGAGCGAACCCCGAGTTGCGCTTCGAGCCGCTCAATGTCTGGAAGCAGTGCGCGCCGTGCAACAACCACAAATCCGGCGACATCGTGAACTACCGAATTTAGCTGGTGAAGCGCATCGGCGCCGACAAGGTGGACTGGCTCGAAGGGCCGCATGAGCCCAAGCGCTACACCATCGAAGAACTGAAAACCATCAAGGCCGAGTATCGGGCAAAGACCAAAGAATTGAAGAGGGAAGCAGCATGAAGCTGATCAACGCAAGACAGGTATGGACTGAGTCGCAGCACGAATCGAACGCATCGATCAGTGCTGTGGCCATCGACAAGGCTGAATCGGCACCGGTGAAAACCGGCAACCGGATGCGCCGTCACGAGGCCGTGTTTGCCGCACTGGGCGAGGACAAGGAGGAGCGCATCCAAATCGTTCGGCAGAAGATCAGCATTAGCGAGACGCGCCGTACGCCGGTAGGTCGATCCACCGCCCGCGCCGCGCATCTGGCCACCATCGGCAAGGTCTTGCGCGCGATCGACACGCTTCCGTTTCAGGTGCAGCAGTTCGGGCACTACCTCTATCACCCGGCAATGACCATGCGGCACGTAATGAATGCGGTACTGCTGATCACCGCCAAGGCCGAGTTGCCGGACCTCACTTCGGCCAAGCGCGTGAAGGCCCAGTACCTGGTGACCCTGGCTCTGCAATCGTACAAGGGGGAGGTGGTCGGGGCGGCAGAATGGGGGCCGGCCCGGGTCGCTGCCGAGATGAAGACCTTTTTCGGCGTTACGATTGATCCGAAAAACTGGACGCGTGATTGGCTCGACCTGTGGGAATCCCTGAAAGAAGTCATTAAGGAAGTGGATATTCAGGCACAACAACCGGTATGGCAGGTCATTCACTCGGAAAAAGATGAAGAGGCGGCATAAAGATATTGACATGACGGGGGTTTGTGCGTACTTTTCCCATGGTGCGCAATTCACGCCACACGCACACGAATCCCTGAACCCGGCCATCGAGCCGGGTTTTTTGTTGAGGCAGGCAGCCAGTAAATTCCTAGGGGCGCTCTAAGGCTCTTTGTAAGTTGAACCAATAGAATTCGATTCCCAGTTTCTCTATGGCGTCTGTTTCAGACCGATAGATTCTAAGAGGGTCCGTCTTGCCTTCAGGCCAGCTTGCAAATGCGTGCACAACAACAGCAGAAGTAGGCTGAATATTGTTCTCGCTATCGGTGGAGTGTTGAAAGTAATCAGGGTGACCGTCTGCCAATGGTATGAGCTTGAGATAGAACTGATGCCGCCAATGCTCCTCATGACTCTCGCATTCTTGAAGAAGTAATGGGTCTCTCATTCGCGCCTTGGTTTTTTTGTATTCCTCAATTAGACGGGCCGCCGTTAGCCAGTTGAGTCTATTTCTAGGTGGGTGCGTAATGGACGTATCAGGGCCCCTTAGTGCCAAGAAAGCCCTTTCTAGCGTTGTAGTGGCGTGATTAAGGAGTCGCTCGTTCTCTCTGATTTCGTCAGACCGGCGCTGCTCATCTCTTCTCGCGTCATCGGCGTTTTTTCTTTCAATTCTTAAGTTTTCATCGTTGCGCCTAATTGCCCGAAATGCCGCAATTGCTGAGGCGGCGCCCGCAAATGCGGCGATCGTATTGGCGTCAGGGAGTAGCTTCCATATGGAAGTGACTGCTTCATTAAAGTCCATTACGGATGGCTCCTTGGATTGCTCGAGTGGCTAGGTAATGGATCAAATCATCCAATCAATGCAAATAAAAACCAAGCAAGACCTCAAGATATCGAGGCCTGTTCATTTCTGGAGTTACCTATGGCAGAACCAACGAGCACTGCCGCAGGCTTGCTTATGGCTAAGTACGGCGTTGCGATCGCTGGATTCGCTGGGGCAATCCTATCCCTGACGTTTCTACGAGGCCTTTCCCGAAAGGAGGCAGCTTGGGCTGTCTTCACCGGATTCGCTTCAGCGATGTTCACCACCCCTTTGGCGGTGCACTACTTCAACCTCCCGGTTGATGGTGACACCCAGAACGGCGTGGCTTTCCTGATTGGCCTGCTGGCCATGAACATCATCCCGGGTCTGAAGGCCTTGGCAGGGAAGTTCGGCGCCACAGGAGTATCCGGATGAACGCGATCCTGATTTCTGCCATGAGTGCGACCGAAGCGTTTCTGTGCGTCTTGGTCGTAATTGCTGCCGGTGACTACCTGCGCCGCGTTCGCCCGATTGATGAACCACTGCTGAGTATTTCGTTCTACCTGGTGGCCATTGGCGCATTCGGTGCGTTCGTCACTGCGCTTCAGGGGCACTGGGTTAACCTGTTCGGCGTGATGATTCATGCCGGAATCGTGGTGTATGCCTGGGCTCGGCGCGGCCATCTGTTCGAGCCGAAAACTTGAGCCGCGACACGTTTCGCGAATCAGCCAAATTGTGTCGCGACATTTAGATAACAAAAGACACGAGTCGAAGCGGGAGCGCTCAGGAACCTAACCAGATTCCAAGTACGTTTTTGTAAATGAGCTAGAGAAGCAACATTGGATCATTCTCAGCGGGAGCTGCAACTGCAGCTGCAACAGCGGCTCTCCTGGCTTGTACCGCAGTCCTTTGTACTCCCACTCCATTAGAGATTCCTTGCAACTGAATTCTCAAGCCCTGAAGTGATGGCGTTAATACAGCTGGGCCAAGTAAGGTTTGGAGTAGAAGCGATGCTTGCAGTCTCTCATTTTCAAGGTTAACTAGGCTTGTATCGAGAGCATCAGCAACTGTGAGATAAGTAAGTCTGCTGGGATGATTTTGCACAGCTATCACTGGGCCGGTGACAAGATCATAGGCTGCAACTTCGGCATTCATCTGCAGTGCCCTCGTACCTAGCCTCGCCACAATGGGGCTCATTCTTGCACTTATAGACCCTTGTGAATCATGCCGAGAGATAGAATCTGTGCGTCGCATAGTCAACCGGTCGCGCGTCCCAAGATAATCCATTATATGTTCCTGTAAAGCACCGTCTCCATCTAGATTCTCCCAGCCCATATATGCCTCCTTCCTGAATACTTTTCAGAAAATTGAGTATAGGCAAGGAATCTAATTTTGGCGCGAATATTGGTCGAAGCCAAATTCACGAGAGAAGGCTTATGACAACCAAGCAACCCAACTAGGAGGCAATCGAACGCGCCTTTCAGTTGGGCTGCTGTCAAACACCTACGGACTGATGTGTTTAAAGAAACACGGACCAACAGGTTGACCGTAGGCTGCACATTTGGCATGGATTTCGGTTAACCCCTGGGCGAAGCTCCCGATACAAAGCCCCAAAAGCGCCGCAATGACGACATAGGCCCATACACGATCAGTTGGCATTGGCTGCCGCTTCATCCACGAATCTGCACACCTGGCGCCGTAGAATAGAAAGTACAGGGCGATCAATGCGGCGACGCCGATTGCCGAGTAAAAGCCCAGCGAAAAGATACTGAGCGGTTTAAGAAACTCCATTGCACATCTCCTTTTTTAAAGTGCGGCTCGATTGAAGCACTCCGGCATCACGCCCGCCACTCAACCGCGTGTAGTTCCTCGCACTTGTGTGGTTTGACCCCACTGGATGACTCCAAATGCACAGACCAATGCCTCCGGCCTCATTGCTTGAAGTGTCCGGTGCATTCGACATGCGGCTGACTCCCGCGCCTGAAGTGTGGGAGTGGCTGCAAGCCGAGATCCTTGCCGACACCGGCAGCATTCACAACGACGACCATGCCCATCTACTGGATGCAGACATCCGGGTCATGTGGGCATCGTCGAGCTTTGAGAAACAAGGCCGCACCGTCCTGGGCCAGGCCGAGCAGGTGGCGTTCCGCGCCGGTGGCTGGCAGAAAACCCGGATGGAGCAGCAGATGTTCGATTGGTTCGGCGATGTGCCGGCCTTCATCATCACCTTGGCCGCTGATTACTGCGCCCAGTGCAGCGACACCGACTTCTGTGCCTTGGTTGAGCATGAGCTGTATCACCTGGCTCACGCCAAAGACAAATACGGTCAGCCGGCTTTCACCAAGGAAGGCGCACCCAAGATCGAGATGCGCGGCCACGACGTCGAAGAGTTCGTCGGTGTGGTTCGCCGCTATGGTGCGAGCCCTGACGTTCAGGCGTTGGTGGATGCTGCAAACAAACCTGCTGAGGTGGGGAAATTGAACATATCGAGGGCCTGCGGAACCTGTCTGCTCAAGTCGGCCTGATTCTGGACAGGCATTGGACGGATGAGAATTTATGGCTGCCCTTCAAAATGACGTGAAGGCCTTTATCGTTCAGGCCCTGGCGTGCTTCGACACGCCGTCACAGGTTGTTGAGGCTGTCCAGAAAGAATATGGGGTGTCGATCACCCGCCAGCAGGTTGAAACGCACGATCCTACAAAGACCTCAGGGAAGTGCCTGGCAAAGCGTTGGGTGACGATGTTCGAAGACACTCGGAAGCGTTTCCGCGAAGAGACGGCAGAGATCCCGATCGCCAACCGCGCCTACCGCCTCCGCGCCATGAACCGCTTCGTGGAGAAAGCCGAGACGATGAAAAACATCGGTCTGGCCATGCAGATTCTGGAACAGGCCGCGAAAGAAACCGGCGACATGTACGTCAATCGCAACCGGAAGGAAGAGCCTGACGACGAGCCGGCAATTCCGACCCGCATTCAGGTCGATGTAGTGGATGCGAGGAAGCCGAATGCCGAGCCTTAACGTTCCGCAGGCTCACTTCCTCACGCTGCCTCACAAATTCCGCGCATTCGTTGCAGGGTTCGGCTCAGGAAAGACCTGGGTCGGATGTTCGGCACTGTGCAAACACTTCATGGAGTGGCCCGGCGTCAACGCTGGCTACTTCGCTCCGACTTACCCGCAGATCCGGGACATCTTCTACCCCACAGTGGAAGAGGTAGCCCATGACTGGGGACTGAAGACCAAGATCAACCAGGCGAACCATGAGGTTCACATTTACAGCGGCCGGCAGTGTCGCGGCACTGTGATTTGCCGGTCGATGGAGAAGCCGCAGACTATCGTTGGCTTCAAGATCGGCCACGCCCTGGTGGATGAGCTCGACGTTCTGACATCGATCAAGGCTCAGCAGGCTTGGCGTAAAATCATTGCTCGGATGCGTTACAACCTGCCGGGGCTGAAGAACGGCGTCGACGTGACTACGACGCCGGAAGGCTTCAAGTTCGTTTTCCTCCAGTTCGTGAAGCAGCTGCGCGACAAGCCGGCGCTCAACGAGATGTACGGCTTGGTGCAGGCCAGCACGTTCGACAACGAGCTGAACCTGCCGGACGACTACATCCCTTCGTTGATGGAGTCGTATCCCGAGCAACTGATCCGCGCTTATCTGAATGGCCAGTTCGTCAACCTGACGTCTGGATCGATCTACCACGCTTACGACCGCAAGCTGAACCAGTGCTTCGACACTGTGCAGCCCGGTGAACCGCTGTTCATCGGCATGGACTTCAACGTCGGCAAGATGGCGGCGATCACCCACGTCAAACGTGACCATGGTCTGCCGCGCGCCGTGGATGAGCTGATGGATGGCTACGACACGCCGGACATGATCCGTCGCATCAAGGAACGCTACTGGGAGCACACCGGCAACGACTACAAGAAGACCTGCGAGATTCGGATATACCCGGACGCCTCTGGTGATTCGCGCAAGTCGGTCAACGCCAGCGTCACCGATATCGCCATGCTCAAGCAGGCGGGCTTCACAGTCATCGCGCCGGCGGCCAACCCGCCAGTCAAGGATCGGATCAACGCCATGAACGCCATGTTCTGCAATGCACAGGGCGAGCGGCGTTACCTGGTCAACCCATTCACATGCCCGACTTACGCCGACGGCCTTGAGCAACAGATCTGGGCGCCCAACGGCGAGCCGGACAAGAGCCAAGGCAACGACCACGCCAACGACGGCGGCGGTTACTTCATCCATCGCGAGTACCCGATCGTTAAACCGGTCACCTCAATGAAAATGGGAGTCGCCCGATGACGGACGTCACTTTTACCCGTCCCGAGTACAAGGCGGCGCAGTACCGCTGGCGCTTGGTGCGCGACGTCTGCAAAGGGTCGGAAACCATCAAGGATGCCGGTGACCGATACCTGCCACGGCCGAATGCCTCTGACGAAAGCAGTGACAACAAGGCTCGCTACGACGCGTACAAGAAGCGCGCCGTGTTCTACAACGCCACCGGCCGGACGAAACACAGTCTGGTGGGGGCGGCATTCCGCACATGGCCAACGCTGACTGTTCCCGGCGCTCTCGACTACGTGTCGAAGGACATCGACGGGCAGGGTGTGAGCATTTACCAGCAGTCGCAGTCGGTCATCGGGCATCTGCTCGAAGTCGGTCGGCACGGCTTGCTGGTGGATTACGCCGCCGTCAAGGCTGGCACCGTGAGCAGGGCGGACGAACTGTCCGGCCGCGCCAGGGCGAATATCGCCAGCTACCCGACTGAGGCAATCATCAACTGGAAGACCCGCCAAGTTGGTGGTCAGCACCTGCTGAGCTTGGTCGTTCTACGCGAGACGGTCGACGTCGATACCGATGATGGGTTTGGCAGCGAACAGGTTGTTCAGTATCGGGTGCTGCGCCTGGATGCCGCCGGCGTCTATACACAGGAAGTATGGGAAGAGGGCTCCAGCGAATCGGCAATGACCATCGCGCCCTTTACTCCGTTGAATGGCCTCGGTCAGCCTTGGCGAGTCATCCCGTTTCAGTTCCTGGGCAGCGAGAACAACGACACCAGCATCGACGATTCGCCGCTGTACGACATGGCCGAAGTCAACATCGGTCATTACCGCAACAGCGCGGACTACGAAGAGGCGGCCTACCTTGTGGGCCAGCCTCAGCCGTGGATGGCGGGGCTGGATGAGCAGTGGCGCGATCACATGGAGAAGAACGGCATTTTCCTCGGTTCTCGTGCCCCTTGGCTGCTTCCGGTAAGTGGCACTTGCGGCGTCTGGCAGGCTCAGCCGAACACGGTCGCCAAAGAGGCCATGGACAGCAAGAAAGAGGACATGGTGTCGCTTGGTGCCCGACTGATCGAGCGCGGCAGTGCGGTGAAGACCGCGACCCAGGCCGACAACGACAGCGCCGCGGAGCACAGCGTTCTGTCTTTGGTGGTGAGCAACGTCAGCGAGGCTTACAGCCAGTGCTTGGTCTGGATGGCTGAGTTCGTGAATGCCACCGGCACAACCCTCTACAAGCTCAATCAGGACTTCAGCCAGATCAGTCTGGACGCAACGATCCTCAGCGCGCTGTTCAATGCGGTGCAGGGCGGCAAGCTACCGGCGGGCGATTTCTGGCAGTACCTGCGCGATCGAGGGGTTATCAATCCTGAGAAGACCGACGACCAGATCCGAGACGAACTGGAAACAGATGGCCCAGGGCCTGCCCTGGACGACACTGAGGTAACTTCGAATGGCGGCCAATCAGGCAATCCTTGATGCAACGATCCGGCACGCGGTCTTCCTCGAGCAACTGAAGTCAGGGGAGGTCGCCAAGTTCGGGCCTTTCCTCAAGGAGATAGACCGCTCGATCCGTGAGCGACTGACACAGGCCGACCTGACGGACTACACCGTCGCCCGGCTGGAGCGGTTGCTGAGCGAGGTCGATAGTCTGCTGCTGGGCATCTTCGACCGGTACAGCGAGAAGCTGAACCTCGACCTGATCGACATCGCGAACTATGAGGCTGAGTTCGAAGCGACCAGTTTGACCCGGGCGGCACCGGTAGGCGTTTCATTCGATGCTGCGGTGCCAGGCGCTACCGCAATCAGGGTGGCGATCCTCACCCATCCGCTCAGCGTGCGCGGCGCGGACGGCGGCAAGCTGCTCAAGTCGTTCATCGATGGCTTCACTGCTACCGAGCGACAACGCCTCACTGGCGCGATCCGGCAGGGCTTCTTCGAAGGCCAGACCAACTTCCAGATCATCAAGAACATCCGCGGGACCAAAGCGCTCCAGTACAACGACGGCATCCTGGCCACGACCAACCGGAATGCCGGCGCTGTGGTACGAACGGCGGTGCAGCACGTTGCCACCCAGGCGCGCATGGAGACGCTGAAAGAGAACTCCGATGTCGTGCAGGCGGTGGAGTGGGTCAGCACGCTGGACACGAAGACGACCAGTCAGTGCCGGACTCTTGATAAGCGCCGGTTCAAATTGACCGAGGGGCCGCGGCCGCCGATCCACATCAACTGCCGCTCGACAGTGGTGGCAGTGACCCGCTTCAGTGTTTTATTCGCCAAGGACGCCACTCGGGCATCGATTGGCGACGGCGGACCCCAGCAGGTGAGGGCAGACCTCAGCTATTACGACTGGCTCAAGCAGCAGCCGGCGGCGTTCCAGGACAAGGCTATCGGCCCGGTCCGCGCAAAGCTTTTCCGCGAAGGCGGTCTGAGCATCGAACGGTTTGCCGAGCTGCAGCTTGATCGTAACTTCAAGCCACTGACACT